GTAGAGGGCAATTATAAAGCATTATCCTTTCAAAACCTGCGGCGCCATGGCAGGTGTCTACATTATATTTCTTATTTTAATTTTCAAATTTCATCAGCGAGACCAGGTTCATAATCATTTATATGTCCAACAAATTCATTTTCTTTCCAATCCATCCAACGAACAAATTTACCATCGTCAAAGTTACTAGTAGGACAACCAATACGATCACACACAGCATCATAAGTAGGAAAATTGCAACACATAGTCAATGTAACACCATGTGTTTCCATCTTACGAATCAAATAATTGTCTTCATCAATATCAATTGAGACATTTGAATCCATACGATTAATATAATCTAAAGTAAAATTATAGGACCTACGAGCCAATTCATAAACATCGTAATTGCAATTAATATAAGCCATACAAGCAGAACGAGCTAACTGGTTGGATGGAAGCATTACTTTTTCAGCACTACCAACCAGCTTACCAGCAGAATTATCAGTTTCTCGAAAATACATTAATTCACCACCATGATCTGGACAATGTCTATGAAAAAATTTATACTTCAAAAATGAAGGAACGTCAGGTCCATTATTACGAAAAATTTTTCTATGAACAAACAAATTTTGTGGTTTAATTAACATATTAAACTGAATAAACATTAAATTAATATATTTTTCACGATCGAAATTAGGAAATAAATTTTTCGATATGACTAATATCATATCATCACCATAAAATTTAAATCTAAGTTTACCAGTTTTGAGACCTTCATTAACCAATTCAATTCCATAAATTAATGCAAGTACAGTTAGATTCATTATCCAGTTACAAACACTATTAATAAAACTAGTTTCATAAGCACCAGAAACCATCATACCAATTATTCTCATCCAAGATGTACCATCAGGAGCATTAACAAATTTTTCCGACAACATTTGGTTCATACGGATCAATAACAAATAAAATTTCTTTTCAGGAGTATCAATATTGCCATACAAATTTGGAGGTATTGGAAAATACAACTTGCAAAAAACAGAGAATGCAGCAACCAAAACACGTGAACGGAGATGAACATCGTAATTTGAAAAATCACCTTCAATAACATGGTAATCTTTAAGTATCTCCTTTTCCAATTCATTAAGATGAACAGTAGTAACAACTTTACGCAATCGCAAACGGTCAATTCCAAATAAATCACAAAATAGTTTATTGGCATGACCACTATCAAATTTGGTGCCAATAGCAATTGGAGAATTTCGGTCCCATCGAGAACCACAAACAGTTGTAAATTGAGCAAGAACAAGTTTATAAAGAATATAATTAGCAAAATTTGCAATAAAAAAAACACGACCTTTTGTTTTAGAAACCCAAATTCCATTTTCATCCCTTTCAGCAACTTTGACTTCACTTTTTGGACTAAGCTTACTAACACTAGACAATCTCAAACCAAGATATTTGCAAGCAGAACTTCTATCCATAAAATTCAACAATTGAAATTTCATTAATAAATCAGAAACAACTTTAGTATAAACATCTTTTTTCGTAGGGGCAGCTTTCGAAACAGAAGGAACAAATCCAGCACTACCAGAAACAGGAAATTTAGTTAAAAACGTATTGATATCACCGAGATCCGGTATTTCAATATTAGGACATAAACATTTGAACCAATCATGAACAACATTAAATGCATTTTGAAATTCAGGAGCATCATTTAACTTTTTCTCAATAGGACTAACACCATTGAACCCTTCAAAATAACCACGAAGTTCTGAAACACTACCACCGGTAACACGATTCCAATGAAATCCAGTGATGCCATTAGGCAAAGCCAAATAAATATAACTTGCAACACCATTTTTAACACAATTATTTGTGCAACGAACAGGAAAATATTGTTCACTAGCGTTAATAGACATAGAATAGCAACTAAAACAAACATGAGAAGAACAATTAGAACAAGAAACACAATCAGATTCGACAAGACAAATAGAACAATTGACATGTATTATAGGAGTTCTTTCCAAAACAGCAACACACTTTAATTGAAATAAAGTGCACATTGCAGGTGGTCTCAGATGAATAGGTCTTAAAACATAACCACCACTATGAACAGTACATCGCTGTATAACTGAAGTAGTATCCAAC